TAACAATTTTAATAATATACACACCATCTTCTTTATCAAACATAATACTCTTTTTTGTATTGTCGAACATCTGTTCCTTTACAAAGAAATTACCAAGTTTATCTACTTCAGACATAGTAACATTCTTTGTATAGTACAGTTCTCCTGCCATAAACATCTTTTTTTCCGCATTCGCTACAGGATTTGTAGCCACTGAAAAAAAACTAAAACCTACAAGCGCGAGAATAATAAGCCCAACAGCTTTAAAAAACTTTTTCATTATAAAATTCCTCCTTAATATGATTATAATTAAAATAGATCTTTCAGAAGAGAATCCACTTGTTGCTTTGTTTCTTCTTCAATAACTTCTTCAGAAACAACTGTTTCACCAATATCTGCTACTTGTACAGTATTATCATTTACAACAGTTTGTTTTGTTTCTGTACTTTTATTTTCTTTTGCTTGTTTTCTTTCTTCCTTCTTTAGTTCTTTATCTTCCCAATCAAATAATTGTACATTTTTAATTCTTGCTTTAAGAGATTCCATATCACAATTAAAATATTCATCATTTTTCATGATGCGAATAAATTTTACCATTTGCGTCAAAGAATTAAATCCAGATTCACTCATTTTATTCTCATTTAGCATATATTCGCAAATGATTTTATACATATTAAAACGACTTCCGCCTTGTGCCATTCGACTAATAATTTCTTCGCCCAATCTATAATTAAAAAGTTGAGCTAAAATATATAGTCTAGGATACTCCAATATTTGTTGATCCCAACTATTCCAACAATTAATTGTATTATTAATCATTGTAGGAATGTTCTGAACAAGACGTTGAAGCTGAACAGGATCTAGAGTTCCTTTTCTATGAAGCATAGACTCATATGTATATACAGCTTTTCCTGCGCTTGTTGGAAGATATGTAGTTCCGTCTTCCCCACGAATTGTAACGTGTACACCGTATTTTGTAAATCTGTTATGACTATTAACAGCAATAATGGTTCCAAAAAGTTTTGTATTACCTACATGAAATTCTGTTTCTGTTTCAAACTCATAAAACATTACTGCATCGTCCATCCACAAATTACGTTTTGTTTTTTTAACTGTCCAACCAAGAGCAGGAAGAATATCATCCCGAACAGATTGTATAATATTCTCATGCGAAACACCTTCCCATACACCAGAAACAACATCAAACATTTTAGCTGGGTTACTTTCATTGTATACAACATATCTAGGTTTATCTAAAATCTTAACAGGCTTAAATTTTTGTTTTATATCTTCTGGGATAGAACCCATATCATCAATAACATACGCTTGTTTAAGACCTACACTAAAATTATGATCCGCTTCATTGATAATAGACATTATGATAATCCTCCTTAAAAATTATAATGTTTTTGTATCTACAACATCACTAACAACAATTTCACTTTGTTCTATTATTGGTTTTTTAACAATATGTTCTTCTATAATTTCTCCATTATCACCTACCTTTAATATTTTTTCTCTAGGTTCTTTTTGCATAATTACTCGAAATAATCTTTGTGTAAGAAGATTGTATTCTGTCATTAAATTTAATAAATAAGTCCTATGTGCTGCATCACTTTGACTATTTCCAAAATATGAACGTACTGCTTTTTGATAATTTCCATTACTATTAATAAAATAATTTTCAAACACAATATACTGCGCATCAATAGATCCACGTATATTAGTTGAAAGCATCTCTCTTGTAATTGGGATATTATCTCTCCATTCATATTCTTTACTCAATTTATCAGAATGCCAACGCCATATAACTTGTCCTAATCCAGAAGCAGATGAGGTTGATGGACTTGCTTTAATATCAAAATGACTTTCTCTTTTTGCTTTTGCTACATTTAAAAAAATTAATTCAGGTTTAGGAACATAAAATAATTGATCTTTGTATGCACACGCAACATCTGTAATATATTTTTCTGTTGCATGTTTTCTATACCCATATATTGTTTCATGAATAAATTTATAAAACACATTAAAAATATCTTCTTCTGTTAGTTCAAAATACCTTATTGTTTTTTCTTCAATTATAGGTACAACAACATCAGATTCCGTTTGTTGTTCTACTATTGGATAATATAATTGGGTTAGAATATTATATTTCAATTCAATACTCATACCTAAAAACAAAAGTAATATATATCCAAAAAAACGAAGAAAAAATAATCGATACTTAGCTAACATGTATATTCCTCCTAAAATAAATAAAACGGGTGAGTAAAAATACCCACCCGTTTTATTTTTATATTATTTTAACCTTTATCTGCAGGTTTCGCTGTAAGAATATAAACTCCTTCCTTGTTAAGTTCCATTTTATAACCAAGTCGCTCAGAATACTTTACAATCATATCATGTGTCATGTTTGGATAGATACCTGAAACCCCATTAATGCAAAGAACACGGTTTTTTGCCACATCCGGATCTTCCGGTTCTTTACGCTCGTTATTAATATCCGCAGTAAGCATCTCTGCATTCTTAACATTTACAGTGCCAGGAACAGCATTCCATGCAGGCTGTCCAGATGTTACTGTTGTTGTAGGTGCTGTTACAGGTGCAGCAGCAACATTAACATTCGTTGAAGATACTGTATTTGCCGTTCCATCAAATTCAGCAAGAGGTACTGTATTTGTTTTTCCGCAGGACTTACATACAAGCCTCTTCATTGTCCTATTAGCATTAAAACCCTTCTGAGTATACGTTGTTCCACCACAATGTGCACATTTGAATATAAAAGTCATTTTTGTTTCCTCCTTAGAATTATAAAATATGATAATATGTTTTACAACAAGAACACACGCTATTTATTTAAAATAACGTGAAACATCATCTACATCTCTTCGTTTACCTGTAGGATTATATTTTGGATGTTTCCATCCGTACAATCGACTATCACGATATTGCTGTTCTTGTAATTCTCTACTCCATATTTGTTCTTGTGTTAATTGCTTTTTTCTATTTTTATTACGATATGGTTCTAGTGCAGAATCTATTTTAATAAGCATATTAATACAACCAAACAAACCTTCTAAAATACAAATAAAAATTATTTTTATTGCTTTCACAACTTCTTTACACAACATAAAAACAACAGATCGAAATTTTTTCACAATCCAATCCTCCTTTTAAATAATATAACACATCCCTTCTAATACTACAACAATATTTGTTCTCATATATCCTCCTTTCGTATGAATGGCCAATAAACAAAAAATTCGCCAATAAATAAACAGAACGCGGTACACGCTAATATACTACATTCAATTGAGTTTTTACACTCAAAAGAATGCAGTATACTAGCGTATACCGAACATTCTGTTTTCAAGCTATTGTTTTCTACTCAAAAAGCAAGTAGGTAAAACAGATAGCATTATAATAATATATATACAAATTTCTTCGATATATATTATTTTTTTAATTTTTCTTCTCTAATTTCAATATTTTCATCAATAGAAACAAGCATATCTACTACTAATCCACATCTATGTGGATTAATAAGACATTTATCTACATTCTCTTTTAATACACATAATGCTCGTTGAAATAGTTCTGGTCTTGTATATAATCCTAATTCTGACCACAATCTACACACACAATATCCCATACCAACTAAAAGTTTCTTTTTCTTTGTATCATTAAGTTTTGTCTTACGTGTTCTTTTTTCACAATATCTATTTGTATAATGTAATCTACCATTATATTCAATAACAAGTTTAAAATTATCAAAAACAAAATCTAATTCATACGGTTCTATAATATCTGTTACATTATGTCTAATTTCATAATTTGAATAATTTTGAGTTAAAAAATTATATATCACTTCTTCTGTAATAGAACTAAAACTGTCTTTAACAGGTTTATTTTCTTTTTTAGATAATATATAACATTTTTTATCACAAAATTTTCTTTCTTGGTCATATTGTTTAACATAATCTTTAAATATTAATGGTTTTCCACAATATGAACAAATTACTGGCTTTTTTTGATATTTATGAAGAAGTTCCTCAAAATATTCAATATCTGAAATAAATTTAGACACAAGGGAACACCCCAATCTAAAGATTTAAATATCAAACCCTTTTTGTTTTAATATAGAAACTATTTTATTAACAATAGGTATTCCTAATAGATTAGCTATTAGACCAGATACAAACACATATGTTACTCCTAAATGATATGGAAAACTAGCACCTACATATAGAATTAAACCAACACCTAAAGCAATAATAAAAGCAAATGCTATCATACCAATATATTGTGAAAATTTATTTGTTAATGTTTTCGAAACAGTATATGCTGTAAAACCAGCAATTAAACTTACAAATGGCATTCCACCCCAATCTATAATACCGAAAGGACTATTAAGATTAGCTAAAAATGTACCTAACGCAATAGCAATATTCATATTTTTTCCCATTAATACAAACGGTTGAAGAATATCTGCCATTCTAAATTGAATTGGACCATATGCTAAAGGTGCTAATATTAACGTCATAATACAATATAAACTAGCAACTACACCGATGTGTGTTAAATCTCTAATTTTCATAACATTTTACCTCCAATTATAATAATTTATTATTTGGATGTTCTTTTTGAATACGCCAAATACAATCGCCTATCATATTAGCAGAAATCATTAAAACATATAATTCAAAATCAGACCATTTTCTACCTAAAATACAATCATCAAATCCTATATATCCCCATAAATTATACGAAGAAACATATATTGGAAATAAACATAATGATTTAATACCTTGTTCTTCTAATAATTCATAATGTTTTTCGGTAGAATACCAAATATAAGGTTCTTCGTTGATAAAACAATCTAAAATATTTTGTCTTTCTGGATTATATGGTAAATTTTGTAATTTAGTATTATAAAATTCAGAAACAATACCATGATTACACCATTCTAATACTTGCGACATACATAATTCTTCATTTACATATGTATTTTGAAATAAATAAATTCTATCTATACATAATAAAGAACCTAATTCTGTCATAAAATCATAAACCAATGATTTAAATTTCAAACCATTTCTAAGAAATAATGATGACGCTTTAGCAATAATGCTTAATAACTGAATACATGGCAAAAAAAACACATCCGAATTAATTTATAATGATTTAACTATATTTGATACAGGTTTTCTTACATCTACATGTAAAAAATTACGTCCTGGATATATTAATATAAAACCTAATTCAGGTATTTTCCCATCTTTATACATTTTTACTATAAAATTATAAAAAGTTTGAATATTTCCTGGTGTTGTTATATCAGCAGCAGTTCCTTCCATATGTTGACTCTTTGGAGATCCACCAATTCTTGTATTATGATTTTTACATCTTAAACCAGATGTTACAGAAATAGATTTCCCCCATTCATCTCTAATTTTTTGTAACATATATATAAGACGCATATTTATATTACTTTTCCCACAACCACATTTACAAATAAATTCATCTAATTTAAAATTTTTAGATAATTGAGTCGACATTAATAAACATCCTTTCTATTTTTATTTCTATCTTTAAACGTAGAACTATCATCTATATAACCATCATCTAATCCTTTGTTTTTAAGTAATTTTTTACAACTATCTGCATATTTATCTGCCATCTCATTTAAAAATTCAATCATTAAATCACAATGATCATTTGTCAAATTAAATTTAACATCACCATTTACAAGATCACTTACTTTTTTCATATGTTTTTGTAATTCCATTGTAGCAACAATAGGATGAATACCAATCTGACGCATATAAATAAGATCACCTTTATCTATACTTCCACCTCTAGAACAAACATCTTCTAATGCCTGTGCAAATGCTGTAGTAACATGATATCTTGCTTCTTCTCTCTCATAATCTAGTTCATCCCAACCTTCCAGATTATGATTTTTAAGAATAGTATTATATGCTTTTTGATGTTGAAGCATAGTTTTTAAAGCACCTTCTACATACAATCTGCTATCTGCTAAATTAGCTTGTGCTTCTTCTATTTCTACACGTAGTTTAGGAATATCATATTTAAGTTCATCGAATTTTTCTTTTAATATAGCATTCTTTCTTTGTTCTTTTGTTGTCACACTACCCAATTTAATAGTATAATCTTCTTCATTGAGTGTAACAAGATAATCTTCAATATCTTTATATTCTTTTAGAAGTTTATTAAATTTTTCTTCTTTCTGTTTTAGCTCAATGACTTGTTTCTTCTGTTTGAATATATTTTCTCTTAGTGCAGAACGTCTTGATTCTATTTCACAAAGCAATTGATGAAGATTTCTAATAGGTGTAAACGCACTCACTGTCATTAGATAATTCATATAACTAGATTGACTTCTACCTAATGCAGTGGTAGCACGATCTATTTCTTCATTATTCTTTGCAATCTCTACAAGCTGTTCCTGATTGAGAATCTTTAATTCACCCATCTTTTCATGTGTTCCCCTGGTAATGATGGAATTGATCGTGTCAGAGGATCCGTAGAGCAGGATTTGAGAGTCCTCCAGAAACTGCTCAAGTTGAGGTAAATTGGATGATAGATAATTGTTATTTGAATTGATTGTAGAGATTGTATTATTCTCAGACATTTGTGTAACCTCCATTATATTATTATAATTATTTTAGTTGCCGGAACATGCAGCTAAGTCTATTCTAGCAGTAGTTAAATTTCCGAATATTGTAGCAGTACCACTTGTTGTTATTGTTATATAATCTATTTGAGAAGCATAGTATGTAGTCCAGCCACCTCCAAATATACCTCTAGTTCCATTACTACAAGCAGATAAATCACGTCTAGCACTAGATAAATTGCCAAAAGTTATAGCATTGCTTGTTGTAGCTATTATTACATAATCTACTAGAGACATACTAGCACCTTGACGACCTCCACCAAATACTCCTCTTGTTTTATCTCCACAGGCAGTTACTCCGTACCTCTGGGCTGTTAGGTTGCCAAAAGTTATAGCATTACCTGTGGTGGCTATTGTTATATAATCTATTAAAGAATGAATATCTGAACCGTAACCCCCACCAAATACTCCTTTTATTCCATCACTGCTAGAGGCTAAATAGCCCCTATAATCTGTTAAATTACCAAAGTTTAAAGCATCTCCTGTAGTAGCTATTGTTATATAATCTATTAGAGAAATATAAATTTCACTATGGCCACCACCAAATACACCTCTGGTTCCATTACTACATGCAGCACACCATAGGTTAGTTCTTTGTAAATTTCCAAAAAATATAGCATCCCCAGCAGTAGCTATTGTTATATAATCTAATAAAGAACCAGAAATATTACCTCCACCAAAGATCCCTTTTGTTTCATTGCTACATGCAGCTATAGCAGACCTGGCAACTGTTAGACCGCCAAAATTTATAGCATTTCCAATAGTAGCTATTGTTATATAATTTATTATAGAAGAACTACCTCCCACAGCCAGACCACCACCAAATACACCTCTATCACCCCAAGGCATAGGAAGAGGCGGAACATATTCAGTTACATTTAAAGGATTAGGATCCCCGTCCTTGTAGGAGAAACGGAATTTTTCATCTGTGAACTGATTGATCTGGCCTTTACCACTACCAGTTTGAAAAGGTTTCCAAGGCATTGTAATAGCCCCCTTTTAGTCTGTTTACCCTTCGAAGGTAAAAGTACCGCTATGTTTTGTGCGTATGGTTTTGTCCACATAAATATTGTAGTCCAGTTCTCTGAGCGAGTGACACACATACCAGTCTTCAGCCAGGTATTGTCCGTCGCGTACACAGGCTTTGAAAACATCGTAGTGCTGAATTTGATTCATTGATTCACCGCGAGATAGAGAATTGCCTCCATATACATCTCCATTTTTCTTTGCTTTCTCAACTAAAGCGTTTACAGCGTCGTTGGACAACAGCATAGCGGCTGTTCCTACTTTTTCCACTGTTACTAAATTAGGAAAATCTGGAACATTTGCAGAAATAACGCCGTTGATATTGTAAGCAGGGGATCCATCCGGATTGTAGCCTTTCATAGGAACCGGAGCAGCTATTACATCTTTGTCCGATGTAATCAGCTTGGCTAAATCCTGTGCGCTTATGTAAATGTCCGCGTCCATAAAAAACAGGTGCGTGAACTTATCCATATTTGTATAGTAGAAAGAAATGATTGTATTCCTGCCTCGTGTAATAAGAGATTCATTGCCAATATGCATGTACGTAATAGGAATCCCCATTTGATTAAATTCAATCAAGGCTTTCACATAATCCTGGTGAAGCATTCCTCCGTAGCAAGGTGTTCCTATGAGAAGTTTTGGTAGATTGTTTTCGTTGTACTTACTCTGATGTGCTGTCATTTGTATTTCCTCCATTTATTATGATTATTTTTAATTTCCTGAACAGGATGCTGAATAAAATAAAACGGATGTTAAATCACCAAAATATATTGCGTTACTGTTTGTTCCAATTGTTATATAATCTATTAAAGAAATAGTAGAATAACCACCAGCAAATACACCTAATGTTCCATTACTACAAGAAGCTAAACCAAAACGAGCTAATGTCAAATATCCAAAAGCAACAGTATTCCCTGTAGTTGAAAATGTAACATATTCTATAACAGATGTAGAAGTCCAACCGCCACCACCAAAAATACCTCTTGTTTCATTACTACATGCAACTAAACATGATCTATCTGATGATAAATTACCAAATATAGAAGCATTAGATAGTTCTGATAATGTTATATATTCTATAATAGCATAACCACCACCACTACATACGCCACATGTTTCATTACTACACGCAGCAGCATAAGTACGCTCATAATTCAAATAACCAAAAATAGAAGCATTTCCTAATGTTGCTATTGTTATATAATCTAGTAATCTTGTGCTTCCAGCGATAAATAAACCTTTTGTAGAATTACTAGATGCTGTTAAGCCAAGTCTTGGTGTTATTAAACTTCCAAAAAATATAGCATTTCCGGTTGTAGATATTGTAATATATTCCATTATAGAATTATTACTACTTTCGCCACCACCAAATACACCTCTACTATTATTACTACATGCGGCTAAATGATTATTACCTAGAGACAAAGACCCAAATATTGTAGCGTTACTTGTTGTAGATATTGTTATATATTCTATTTTTGAATCTCTTTCTGGTGTTTTACCACCACCAAATACACCTCTATCACCCCAGGGCATAGGGGGAGAAGGCGGAACATATTCTGTCACATTTGTTTCCCAGTAATTTTTAGGATTATTTATTACTTTATTTGTAAAAGGCATGATATTATCGCCTCGCTTTCAAAAATAGCTCTTCCCTATTTTAACCTAAATCAGTAAAATAAGGAAGAGCAAAAATATTATCAGACAAACAGTTATTTCTAGCTACTCTGCTTGTCCACCCATTGCAGCGGCATAGTATGCAGCAAGTTCATTCGTCAGGGTATTTCCTCGTTCTTTTAAAATATTATAAACACTCATGTATCCATCCGGACGAATATCTATAGGATCTTTCAAAGTACCAGCTACAAAGTCGGCATGAGCTGTAGTCAAGACGGTATGCCAGGGTTCCGGAATGGCAGACATAACTTCCTCACTCTGTAAAACGGCATACATCATCAGTACGCCGCGTTCCAGTAAAGCAACACGTTTGGCAAGATCACTCATCTGATCATCTTGATCACCAACAAAAGCCGCTACTCTGGGACGAAGCTGCAACTTGGCAATGAATGCTTCTCCCACCTGCTGCAAAGTAAGCTCTTCCGTAGTCAGTTCTCTCATACTAGAAGGATCTATCTGATTAGCAGGATCAACAGGAAGTTGAGTTACGTCAAGCAGTTGAAAACCCTGCGCCTCAAGTTCAGAGCAAGGATTGATGTTGAATTCCTTGGCCGTCTGGAACCAATTCAGCTCGGAAGAATCAATAACTCCCAGAAACCAGCCCCGTTTCATTGAAATACCTAAATGTCCTGTAGTAGGTTGAGCTGGAGTAATTCCACCGATATTTGTTATATGATTTGTTTTATATACGAAATACTGATTACTCATCTGTAATTATCCTCCTTTTTAATTTCCAGAACAAGCAGCACCATATGCTGCAGATGTAGGTAAAGATCCAAAGGTAGAAGCATTTCCCAAAGTAGAAATAGTTACATATTCTATTAACGTATCTGCTTGGTCTCCACCAAAAATTAAACATCTAAGTGTATTTGAACAAGAGGCAGACATATATCTATAAGTAAGATTTCCAAAGATATTACTATTCCCTAGTGTGGCTATAGTAATGTACTCCATTGTAGACCGGGTTGGATTTCCAGTAGAAAAAATACCTCTTACAGTATTCCCACTACCTGAGTGTCCATGTCTATTAGCGGTTAAAGAACCAAATAAAGTAGCATTACTAAATGAAGAGACAGTTATATATTGCATTAGCGATTGAACACAACCTCCCGCAAATATTGCTCTTTCATTATTACCTACAGCAGCTATAGTGTCTACAGCTAACATAAGATAACCAAAGAGTTGAGCATTTCCCAATGTAGAAAAAGTAATATATTCTATAGAAGAATTAGTGGAACTTCCTCCTCCTAAAATTCCAATATTGTGACTTCCGGTTGCAGCTAAATACATTTTTTTTAATGCTAAATATCCAAATAAGTTTGCGTTACCTAATGTAGATATTGTAATATACTCTATACTAGTATCAGAAGTGCCGTTACCAACAGCAAAAATACCTCTAGAACTATCACTAGCTGCTGCTCCACCTTGTCTTGATTTTGTTAAATTTCCAAAAAAACTAGCATTACTTAAATTAGAAATATTAACATATTGTATTGTTACCCTAGCACCAAATACACCTCTATCACCGAAAGGATCTGGGGGTAGCGGCGGAACATATTCTGTTATGCCCGTTTCCCAGTAATTTTTAGGATTATTTATTACTTTATTTGTAAAAGGCATGATATTATCGCCTCGCTTTCAAAAATAGCTCTTCCCTATTTTAACCTAAATCAGTAAAATAAGGAAGAGCAAGAATATTATTAAACAAGCAGTTATCTTTAGCTATTCAGCTTGTCCACCCATTGCAGCTGCATAGTAGGCAGCAAGTTCATTTGTTAGAGTGTTTCCACGCTCTTTCAGGATATTGTAAACGCTCGTATATCCATCAGGACGAATATCAATGGGATCTTTCAGAGTACCAGCTACAAAATCCGTATGAGCAGTGGTCAATATAGTATGCCAGGGTTCCGGAATAGCCGACATGACGGATTCATTCTGTAGTACAGCATACATCATCAGTACTCCACGTTCTAGCAGGGCAACACGTTTAGCCAGATCGCTCATCTGATCATCCTGATCACCAACAAAAGCCGCTACTCTGGGTCGAAGTTGTAATTTGGCAATGAAAGCTTCTCCCACCTGCTGTAAAGCAAGCTCTTCCGTAGTCAGTTCTCTCATACTAGAAGGATCTATCTGATTAGCAGGA